GGTGTTCGTGTTAACGAGTCCCGAAAAATGAGCGAAAAGCCCGCCCAGCTTGGCCTACAGGCCGATAATACCCGACAAAAATAAGTTGATATTTTTTTACTAGATACTAGTGGAGTATCTGCGGGTAACCCTAAGAACCAGCAACAGCAAGGCCTAGCAGGTAAGCACTATATAAACTGTCTGTCGTTTGTCTGTCTGTCTCTACTGTAGGCCTTGCCAGCCATACGATTAGGCCACCCCCGCCAGCCCTTTTTGATTGGCCTCCGCTGGAGCTGTCTGGCCGGGGTAGCCGGGGGGATTCTTTTCGTGCGCGGGGGGATATATGCCCATATGAATCGTAAGGCAAAACCAAAAGTCCCCCTCACCCACACGCCTCGTCAACGCCTCGACACGCCTAGTTTAAACCAAGCTATGGCTGACGTTGGGTAACTTCATTACGACTCCCATCGGCCTTCCTACGGCCTCTGAGGGACACTACGTTACCGCCTAGATCTCGACCAGCAAAGTTACCTTGTGACATCTCCATGAAGTCTTCTATTTCCATATCCCATCGGGAATCTAAGACACCTTGACGAGCCTCATCGACAGACTGACCCATCGACTTCTGCCAGTAGGCTACCGCTCCTGCTAACGCATCTAACCTATCGTCATGCTTCAAGCTTCCACGATCACGCGTTATGTGCGTCATCTGGTACAGTAACGAGTAGACATGATCTGGGTTTTTAACATCGGTACGGATTAACTGTTCGTCAACCACTAGACGATGCTGTGTCATTACGGGTTCTAGTGTATCAATGATACGACCTTCCTTATGACCCTTCGCCCATTCGGATTCTTGGACAGTACAACCACCCGGCCATATCTTCTGTAGGATAGGACCAAACGATGTTACCCATAGACCTTGACCATAGTTAGGTTCTACTTCTACCACGTTAACGGCAAAACGTTTCGCATCCATAGCGATCTGCTGCATGGCTTCTGCTGGGTCACCTTTATGACCACCTGCATGTAGGACATACATGATGCCGTTAAGACTCGCTACGATAGCCCATGCGGTTTCATCCTTACCACGACCTGATGGGTCAACGAATAGTACTTTACCATCATATTCTTCCCACTCTGTATCAGCGAACAGAGGCCTTAGGAAGTGGTCACCGGAGAACCCAAGGTTACTGATGTCTCTTATCTGGTTCTTCTTATCACTATCTCTACCCCACTGTACCTGTAAGGGAGCCTTAACCGGGTTCGTAGAGAAGACAATCAGATCTTGTTGGCGTAACGGATAACGTTCAGCATCAGACAGGGAAGTATCCAGCATGTACTGTAAGGCATATGTCGCCCTACCCTTAGCTTCGATAGCTACCATTTCGTCATGACTGAAACGTTGGTCTGTTACCTGCCCGTGTGTCAGTAGACCTTCGTCATACTTATTGGTCAGGTAGGGAGCCAGTATGTTGACATCCTCTCCTGTCTCTTCATCACGCAACACATAGTTCTTCAACTTGTCTACGGACGGATAACGAACAGGTATGGTGAATGTCCTGAACTGCATAGCCTTAACGAGTACGTTATAGATAGACTCTTCGGTCTGTGGTGTACCCAGTAGGATGATGTCACCCTTACCATGTTCTGTCTTAGTGATAGGCACGAAGTCAGACTGAACGACCCTGATGATTCTTTGTCTAGCTTCTTCTGTCAGGGAGTTCTTTTCTACTTCTATATCGTCAGCGATAAGTAACGTTGCGCGACTACCTGTAATCTGTGAGGTAATACCCCTAGCAGCCACAGAATAGCTCTGTGACATCGAACTGTAGGACACATCAAACTGGTCGGCTTGGTCCCTACGAGTCGCACCTTTCTCACGAGCGCCTTCTATAAGCCACGTAAGGATAGGCATAGACGATATAATACCTTTGGTTTGCGATACGAACTCCTTTGCCTTACTACCCGCAGCAGACACAACAAGGATCTTTTCATCACGCGGGTTACGCATTAGCCTCCAGATAGCGAAGGCAGACGTAATGTATGACTTACCAGCACCACGGAAACAACGCACTACGTCCTCACGAGGATTAACGAATAATGATGTCCGGGTATCTTCAGTTAAAAGCTTAGCTTCAGCTGTGTCATAACCATACTGTAGACGATGAGCTATCTCATACTGTGCTTCTGTCGGGGACGGGAGTCCTAGATGGTGCCATACGATGGCTAGAAAGTTACGAAAGTCCTCAAAGGCTGGCCATAGTTCTTCCGGAAAAGAAGACTGCCAGTGGGGACTATCGTCACTCATTAGTGGATTCAACATAGACGTACCTTAATGAAGGGGCATTGCGCCCCCTCTGTTATTTAGTAGCCTGTATAGGCATTACGTTGGTGTACTTCTTAAGAGTGTCGGACAGGTTGTTATCTGATTGAACGACAGTCTCCTCAGGTGGGAATTGTTTTAGGAAGTTTACGGCTGCGTTCAGTGTACTTGCTGGTGCAGGAACCATCTCGCCAGAGCGTGGGTCTACCTCACCATGTTCGACACGTTCACACAGGGAACGTAATAACGATTGTTTTAAATCTGAACTGGTTTTACTCATTGTGTAAGTCCTTTCGCTTTCTCGTATGTCCGTAGACCACCAAGACCTAGCATGGCCATCACGAGTGTTGTAAGTTCTGCTGCTTGGATTGCAGGGAGTTCAGCTGGAAGTGGCATGTAGGCATTAATGAGTCCAGCAAAAGGAAGGATAAGGAACTGATAAGCAAGACCAGTTGCACATACCCAACCCAAAGCTGGTCGCCACCCAGCAACAAACACAGACTTATGCTTGGCTTCTTCAATGTTAGCCATAGCTTGTAGCATGTGAGGTTGCTGGAGTAGCGCAGTCATCTTCAGAGTAGCGGCTGCTTTCTCTTCGTCAGACGTGAATAAATCATCAAGACCTTTCATGACACCTTCAGCAATCCCTAAGATAGGATTGAATTGGGTCATATAAGACTCCTGTGTTAGCTACCTAACCATTTAGCAAGGAAGCTTGAGCCAACACCACCTAGACCCATACTTAGCAGCATTGCGCCAGCTAAGAATCCTTTCCCTTTGGAAAGCTGTAGGTCCAGTTCGTTGACTCGGCCGGTTAATTTTGTGGTGGACTCTCGAAGAGTCTTCACCTCGGTTTCTAGTTGCTCGACAACAGCAATTAGTTTGCCTGCTTCAAAGTCAGACATATTAGACATTGGTTTTCCTTGTTACTAAGTTACTTCGGGGTCACGGTCTTCAGCGAGATATACAGGATGCTTGTACTTCTCTTTGATGTCCGCGACACGCGCTTGCCACGCTTCAAGGCCGTTCTCCGTAATGAACTCAAGCTGTTGCCCAATAGAGCCATAAGCTTCCTTGCGGTAGTCTAACCAATAGATGCGTTGTTTAGCCGCCTCAGACAGCTCACGCCAATCTCCTTGGAACCATTCGTAGTTACGGAACGGGTCATCAAAAGAATAGAAGACATCCCATTGCTCATCTGTAATTTCAATCTCTTTACCAGTTAGCTCATAGTTAGGGTTGGTATCCGTATCCACGATACAGTCCACTAGGTTGTGCGGATTAAGTGTGATGTATTTCATAGTCTTCCTTAAGTAAGTAGAGGGGGTTTGTCTGTATACATACGTACCCAACGTAAAGGGTGTCTATTGTAGTAACACTTACCACGTCTTTGTACGGTAATAGTGGCATTAGCTGGGATGTACACCCCATTTTGGGTTGTATTAGTCTGGCCGCTACATTTATAACAACGCCCCATGTGCGCCACTTGACTCCCATTAACGAGGATACGTACCTCATGACAGCCATAATTCCCACTAGTTAAATCTACTTGGATGCCGAAATTACAGTAACCACCTAATGGGGTTGAAGTTGTATCAATGGTTGTCCATGAACTGTTAGAAGTCTTTTGAGAACCTGACCACAAGGTAGTGGCATAGCTCCCTGCTGAGAAAGGTGATTTCTCATAGAAAGCTGTTGTACTAATTAGAGGGCCATCTAAGCCATTAATCTCTGTTACACCACCAGCAGGAGGAGGATTAGCTGCGGAGTAATAGTAAGACCCTTGTTGTCCGTCCAGCTTATCAGCATCTAAACCAGAGCCAGAACCATCGTTGCCTGAGTGCCATACAGAAGAACCAGAAACAGTAGGAGTAGCGTTAAAGTTTACTGTGCTGCTGTTGTGTGGATAGTGGAATACTTCTGTGCGAACCCCACTTGTCAATCTGTAGAATGTAATATTGTCCGATGATTCACCTGAAACCCAAGATGGTGAGTTATCGCCATTATATGATATACCGCCACCATAGCTATTTGATTGTCCTACCTCTAATACACCAGTGCC